GCTGGAGGTGTTAGAATTATATGAGAATAAGTAGATGCGACAAAAAAGCGGGAAGAGGCGGGAAATGTTGGGAAATAATGGGATAACCATTTGAAATGACAAGATAAAACACGTTAATGCGCCAATTGATGCGCCAAAAGTATCATGTTCGCATTATATGCGACAAAAAACAGCCTTGATGCCGTTTTTTTTGATGCGATCACCCAACCTTTCTTTGCTTCCTCTCTTCCAGCAGTTCCATCAGCAGTTTCTTTTCTTGAATATATTTTAGCACGTCTCGTTTTTTATCTTCATCCATATCATTTAGCATTATCAGTATTTTTTCTTCAATATCATCAATAGGTTGCGTGCGTGGATGTGTGTGCGGTCGCATGCTTCCTCGCCCAGTTGCCAGCCAGTCGATTGACACTCCAGCAGCGTCAGCGATGCGCACGAGCTTATCATAGACGGGCTTCTTGCCATTGAGATAACTGCGGATGGTGGCCTCAGGCAGACCACATCGTCGCGCAAATGCTGCTACTGGTTCTTCTCTGATACATTGTTTCAGTCTATCTTTGAAATCTGGCATATTCAGATCACACCTTAAATCGTGCAACGTGCGTCAGAATCGGACGCAAATCGGACGCAAATCGGACGCAAACATCCCAGCAAAATGTTGTTGACAACGCAACAGGTTGCGTTATACTGTAATCATACAGTATGGGAGGTTAACATGACGGATAATATGATACAAGTCAAAATTGCACTTTTGCGGTCGGGTTGGCCCTCCGTAGAGGCATGGGCACGAGCTAAAAGTTTCGTGCCAGTGACAGTGCGTCGTGTTGTCAACCTATGGTGGCATAAGGATCGTGCACCATTGGGCGGAATAAGTCGCCAGATAATATCGGCACTACGAAAAGAGATAGAGTCGCATGACTGATATCTGGTTAACACCACAAGATATCGCATCAATGAGGTTGGCTGGTATGCCAAAATCAGAACGGCGCATAAGGGATTATGCTCAAAAAAAAGCTAAAATCCGCAACAGGTTGCGAGGCAAAGGCATAGAGATCGCTCTTTCCTCGCTCCCCCTCGAGGCTCAGCAAGATTATCTGAGCCGTCAGAAAACAGTCCAACACTCCACAACCCAATCCCCATCAAATATCATGTCTACTAATATCCCAAATCTGTCGGGTGCCACTCCGACCACCCCCCCCGACACCCTCATCCCACAGCTACTCGGTCCCACTTGCCGTGATGACGACCATGATCGTCTCAGCCGAGCGCGGGACATCATGCGTCAGCTTCAGCCGATCCTATCTCTCCCCGAACGCCATCGGGGTCGCAGGGCTATGGCAGAGGAGATCGCCAAGTCTCTTGGCTGCAGTTGGCAGCATGTCTATCGGCTCGCCGAGATAGCAGCCAAGCATGGTCTCGTGGGTCTTGCCCGCATGGGGCAGCGCAGGGATCGCGGACAGGCTCGGACGCTTATATCCGAGCAATGGCTGGCATGGGCGCAGGCAGCCCTTGCCTCTTGGCAAGGCGATGATCTGCCCAGCCTCGCTGATCGCATGCGTCAGGCTGTTAGGTCAGCATGGGTAGGTGGAGCTCCATCTGAGCGCCAATGCTGGCTCAAGGCTACCGCCAAGGTAGCCAAAGACCTCATGGAGGCAGGCGCGCCTCGTGAGGTCTGCGCTGGTCTGCTCAATGTGCCGTGTCCACGTAGATATGTGGAGGCTGAGGGCAAGCACTTCCGCGTGGCTGGCAAGTCCATGCGGGATGCCAAGGGCATCTACGACAACCATCTAACACCTGTCAGACGCACAGCCAAGGGGCTCATGCCCGGCGATCTGGTCTGCGGCGACATCACGCCACTGGATATCCCTGTGCTGAGAGACGATGGCAGCACCGCTTATGTGCGGCTCATATCGTGGCATGATATCGCCACCAACTGGCTATGGATAGACCCGGTGCTCCTGGACAAGGGTGAGGGCATCCGCAGGGAGCATGTAGCTGCCAGCTATGCTCGCATGTGTGAGCGGGCACCATTTGGTGCCCCCCGACGCTTGTATCTCGACAATGGCTCCGAGTACCAGTGGGATGAGATGCTGGTCGCGTGCAAGCGGTTAGCTGATCTCACTGGTCAGCAGTTCGCGGTCGATGAGGCTGCGACTGCACCGCCAGAGCGTCAGGTGGTGCGATCCATCCCATTCCGACCTCGTGGCAAGCGCATCGAGGGGCAGTTTGGCAACCTCACAGACTGGCTCGGATGGTGGTTCGGTTACGTGGGTGGCAATCGCATGACCAAAAAAGTGGCAACCCTTGGCAAGGGTGTGCAGCTTGCTCCATACGATGCTGTGGTGGACTGGCTGCGCCGCACGATAGCTGACTACCATGTCACACCTCAGCCCAGGGCTGAGCACATGGCGGGGTTGTCCCCCCAACAAAAGCTGACTCAAGCAATGGAGGCTGGCTGGCGGCCCTGGCGCATAGACCGGCTGGTCTTGGCCTTGGCGTTTGCGGACTATGCAACCCGCACGGTGGTTAGAGGCAGCGTGAGCGTGGATGGCATCCGCTATGTGGCGGACTGCCTGATGGGGATTTCCGGCAAGGTCACTGTGGCTGTGCCTCACATCCTATCAGATGATATCGGTGTCTATATCATGGATGGCAATCGCATACTCGGCTGGGCTGAGCCAGAGCGAGTGTTTGGCATTACGGATAGAAATGGGGCGATAGAGGCAGGCCGCAGGCGCAAGGCATTACGCCTGCTCATGTCTGAGCGCATCCAGCAGGCAGGCGGGCCTCTTGATGAGGCTGAGCTGGCTGGCACACGCGCCAATCTGCTCGGATTGGATGCGACATTGGCGCAGGTGGATGCTACTGCCCAATGGGTCGAGCCCAGCGATGAGGTGCGCAGGCTCAGTGAGGGAATTAAGTCCGCGAGGCAGCGACAGATTGATGAGCTTAACAGGCGGGTCGAGATCAGCAAAACTGCCGACCAGCTCAATAGGCTGGGGGTGGATGACGATGAGGATACCAAGCTCGCGAGGGCTATGGGGCTATAAAGGAGGAAATATGATGCAACAGACTAATGAAAGTAGGGAATCCATTTACCAGCTTGGGTATGAGGACGGCTGGTTGGAGCATGAACCGGGTGAACCCGTAGGCGATCCTATAGGTGTGGATGAGGACTACGCATTGGGATGGTGGAGTGGCGCGATGGAGGTAACAGCCTTTGTAAAAGGCTGGGAAGCGTATTTGGCCGGCGTATATGTCTGCCCGTATATAGCAGATATAGATGACCCAGAACTGCGCTGGCGTTGGCTACAAGGCTATGTGACTGCCATGGATGATTATCCCACCATTGCGGCGACTAAGTTGGATTGCTGAAAGGAGGCATTATGCAGATCAGAGAAACAAAGGTAATCAAAGAAGCTCTCGCACTCGCCGATCTGGTTATGGCCGAAGTCAACCCCATCGGCGAGATCACAGGTCCCGCAGGCACAGGCAAGACCATGGCTGGGCGTGCTATAGCAGATAAGCATCATGCCATCCGCATGTCGGCATGGGAGGGCATGACACGCCACCAACTGCTGCGTGAGGTGGCGTTAAGACTTGGCATCGAAGGCTCCGGTGCAGTGGATAAGCTTATGCGCAGGGCAGCAGACAGGGTGCTATTAGTGATTGATGAGGCAAATAAATGCTCATGGCGAGTGCTGGAGACAATCCGATACCTCGCTGATGAGTGCAATATAGCAGTCATACTCATCGGAACAGAGCTATACACCCGCAAGTTTCAGGAGGCACGCACCCGACACCTGCTCATCCAGCTCGGGAGCCGCATCGGCGCAAAGCGTGTGTCCACGAGGCATCTGGATCGTGCAGAGACCTACGCCCACGTGATCCGGCCTATCTTTGGGGACATCGACGACAAGGAGCTGGTGACAGGCTTCTGGCAGCTCTGCCGTCGCGGTAACTATCGCGAGGCAATGGAGCTGGCAGGCGAGTGCCAGCGCATCATGCGCAGCAACCAGATACAGAGCCTGACGCCTGCCGTGTTAGAGCTGGCAGGCAAATGGATGGCAAACAGGCACATGATGGGAGGCAGCGATGAGACTTAACGATATTGTGGTGATATTGGGCTGCGATAAGGGGACAGCGAGCAAGCTGCGCTCAGGTAACTACGACAGGCCCACAAGCGACCTGCTCAAGAGGTATCATGCGCTGGTGAGCCTCATCGAGCAGGAGCGCATGGATGCCAAGGGTGATGTGGATGCGATATGTCACAAATGCGATCGCAATGACTGCACAGGCTGTCGCCTGGCAGAAATATAGATAGGAGGCTAATTATGGCACAGGCATCGAAGGCTAAAGTTATGGGACTCAAGCAGGCAAAGATAGTTGGCAAGGATGGGGTAGAGAAGCCATGTCCCAAGAAATTGGCGGCGTTGGCGCATAAGGCAATCGGCATCAAGCGCGAATACGAGTACTGGCGTGAGCAGTTAGAGGCTATCAACACCGAGCTCAAGGCCGCGCTCGAGCCAGAGTTGGCACAGGTGCAGGGCATGGTGGCTATCGATCTCGATGATGACATGCGGGTATGTGTGGGGCATCGCTGGAGCTACGAGATAACAGACCCAGACGCCATCAAAGTAGTGCTGGGGGAGAGATATATCGATCTGGTGCGTGAGAGGCTGTCTGTCAAACCAGAAAAGCGTCTCATCGATATGCTCACCAGTGGAGACGACCCGATCGGCATGCGTGCCAGGGAATATGTGGCCGTCAAGGATAACATAGCCATCACATATGTGATACCTGATATGGAGTGATTATATGGTGCAGACAATACGCGATATCTTAAGCCGTATCAGGGCTGGGACTACCACCGAATATGACGCTGATGTGTTGTTGGAGTTCTTTAATCAGCTCTACGTAGATTATTGGAAAGTGGTCAATGAGTTAAGATTCCAATATGCGGTGAAACAGAGCGAAGGAGAGCACTATAGAGAACTTGCTAACATACTATCGCAAATAGAGTGCTATGGACAAACCAATCCGCAAAACACTACTGGGATTAGCCCATAAGGCAGCCAAGCAGCTCGGCTGGGATGAGGACTTGAGGCGTGAGGCCCAGTTAGCCTTTAACGGCAAGCCCAGCCTCAAGGACTACACCGATGCCGAGCTCTTGGCGTGGCTATGGCGCCTCAAGGAGTGGAGTGCCGACATCGGCATTCCACTCCAGTGCAGCGTCCCCGCACAGGTCACCAGAGACAGGCCGACTCGTGCGCAGATTGCCACCATCGAGCGGCTGGCTGCGAGCCTTGGACTGTCAGAGCAGGCCTTGACCATATTCGTGAGGCGCACCACTGGCGGCGTGGGGGCTGTGCAGTGGCTGGACAGGCGTGGAGCATCTGCAGTGATCACAGGCCTGGAGAGATGGGCACGGGGCAAGGGTATCGACACCCGCAGCAAGACAGCCCAGGCATTGGATATCTTATTGGGGGAGGATATAGCATGAGCAATACGGCGCCTGAGCAATGGTTCGTGCGGCGTATCCGTCGTGGGTTGGCCGCTCTGATTGCGTTGCGGTTGGATGGGCACCCACCGGCAGATGTGGTAGATGCCACGGCACAGGTATGGTGTGCGGCGTTATGGCCACACTGTCGGTGGGACGCCGATAAGGATGATGCTCGTATAGCCGAGGCGTTCCGGCAGCTGGCGCTCCACTCGGAGCGCTGGCCATCGATAGCGGCGTTTTTGCGGGTGTTGCCTCCGCGTGTAGAGCCTACATATCCGTCTCTCCCCCCACCACAGTTGTCTGACGAGGAGCTGGCGGCTCACCGTGCATACATACAACAGATATTGGAGAGTTTTGGGCATGGAATTAACTGATATCTTGGGAGAGGAAGCATATCTCTTAATGGAAGAGTATGGTGGCACCACCATATATGTCCCTGAGTATGGCCCCATGCGACTCGAATGCTTGTCGCAAGAGGGACAGGATCGCTTACGCCGATATGCTGGTGGCGCCTATATCTATGTCCCCCGTGGGGATATAGATCGCAAGCGTCGTAATGATGCCATTGTCAACTCGCTCCGTAGTGGAGAGCAGCTCAAGGTGGTGGCCCGCAAATTTCATGTATCCGAGCGCCACATCTATAACATCCTATCCAACTATAAACCGAAATAGTTCGGCTTATTTTATATTGCCCGCAAGATTATCTTACGGGCAATATGCGCAAAAAGATTATAGCGGCATCCAGTATCGCTCTGCTCACTATAGCTATATATGAGGGCTACAGCGAGCGTGCATATAATTGTCCAGCCGGTATCCCAACCATAGGCTATGGCACCACCCATTATGAGGATGGAACGCCAGTCCATATAGAAGATCGCATCACTCATGATCGCGCTGTGATGCTCTTGCGGAAGGATGCAGAACGCGTAAGCAGTGAGATATCAGCCTGTATCGGTGATGTGCCGCTACATCAACATGAATTTGATGCCTTTGTGAGCCTTGCATATAACATCGGAAGCGACAGGTTCTGTCGATCATCTCTGCTCAAGCGCTTAAAGACTAATCCGCCTGACTATGCAGGAGCATGTCGTGAGATACTGCGATGGGATCGTGCGGCAGGCATGAGATTGTCTGGCCTCACCAAGAGACGCCAGACTGAATATCAGATGTGTATAGGAGCCAAGGATGCTACTACCAACAATACCAAGTAGCTGGATACTGGGCGGGGCTGCCGTGCTGGTGGCGATCGCATCAGGGACGATCGGCTATAAAATCGCCGACGAACTCGCAGATGCAAGGGTTGCTCAGGCCGAAAAACGTCGCATGGAATGTGAGCACGCACGCACAATGGATGCCAAGCGTGCAGCCGAAGAGACTGCAGCCATGCTCACCCGTGCATTGGATGCAGAGCGCAAGGCAGCCGCAGCTATGGCAGCCAAGCGTAGATATAACGATAGACTCAAGGAGATGCGCAAACATGAAATACCAAAGTTGGCTAATGGCAATGGGTGCATGTCTGGTGCTCTCAGGGTGCAGCTCAACACAGCCATTGCAGAGGATAACGCAGTGTCCCAGAGTGCCACCGATGCTGTTGGAGCCGCTGCCTCCGCTGCCTCCGATACCAGCAACGGGGCTGGCGCCACAGATGCAGACGTCGCAGTATGGGTCATCGATGCAGCCAGTCTCTATGGCGAGTGTAGATCGAGGCTCGATGCCATCAGGCAGTGGGATAAGGAGGTAGCTGATGGAAGGTGATGTGTTGTTGTCATCTATATGGCCTGCGATCCTGGCTGCGGGTGGTGCTGTGTTTGGTGGTGTGTTTGCACTGCTCAAGTGGTTTGCGGGACGCATCCTCTCGGATATCGAGACTCGGCTCAAACGTGTGGATGATGTGGAGTGCCGGCTGGATACGCTGCTCAGTGAGTTGCCCCTGCACTATCAGCGCAGAGAGGATGCGATCCGTGAGTATACAGCGATCAACGCAAAGTTAGATCGACTCTATGAGATATTGGTGCGCAAGTATGACGACACGACAGATTGATACAGCGATAGATATCGCCCGTGCAGAGCGTGAGGCATTGCGTTGGCTCATGCTCACCGCCTTGTGGCATGCGAGGCCGTATGGCACACGGGAGGACGTGCTGCTCTCATGTGCACATGAGATACCCATCTATGCCACAGCCGATCTCATAAGACGTGAGTTGGGGTGGCTGGAGACACACGGACTTATCCAGATCATACGCAATAGCAGCCCTATATGGTCAGCCAAGCTCACAGCACTGGGAGAAGATGTGTATGAGTACAGGGCGGATGCACCCTCTGGTCTGGCCCGTCCTATGAGGTGGTAGATGTCACGGCGATCCAAGGTGGACAAACTCCCGACCGGACTCAAGACAGAGCTGGAGCAACTGTTATCGGCCAAGACCCATGATGGCTATGAGGCGCTCGCAGCATGGCTGCGAGAGCAGGGCTATGAGATCAGCAAGAGCAGCCTGCATCGTGCCGATCAGCGGTTGCAGCGCGTCATGGCGGATATACGCGCCAGTGCCGAGGCCGCCAGGATGATCGTGGCTGCCAACCCTGACGATGCAGATGAGCACTCGGCAGCGGTGATCAGGCTGGTGCAGAGCCAGCTATTCGAGGCCATGTTAAGGGTGCGGGAGGCGGGAGAGGTTGATCCAGCAGAGCAGGTCAAGCTCCTCTCCCAGGCTGCACGCGCCGTGGCGGATGCCAGCCGAGCCAGCATCGGGCAGAAGAAGTGGGCCGATGAGGTGCGCCGCAGACTGGACGAGGTGGAACGCAGCGCTGAGCAGAGCGGCAAAAGGCTGGATGCAGTGACATTGCAGATGATAAGAGATGCGCTATATGGAGGTTAAACCATTCTTGGCA